CTCAACAAAGTACAGGTTTTACAAATAGCTATTCGTTAATTACAACCACACCAACTACGTCTTTAGCTTTATTAAATATTCAAAAATTTATACCCGATATTACTGTTAGCGATTTTATTACAGGATTGGTTAAAATGTTTAATTTAATAATAGTTCCAATCTCAGAGACTAAATTTGAATTTATACCAGTTGAATTGTGGTATCAAAATGGGAATGAAATTAATTTAACCGAATTTGTAGAGGCTGAAGATATTAATATCGGAAAGCCGAATTTGTTTAAAAAGTTAGATTTTAAACACGAACAATCAGAAAATATTTTAAACACAAAATTTAGAGATTTTAACGACAATCAAGAGTATGGGAATTTATTTTTTGACAACCCCAACTCGGCATTTACTACAAATTACGAAGTTAAAACACCGTTTGAAAATATAATGTGGGAGCGCACAACGGGAACTGATTTTTTAACGGCAACTTGCTGGAATAAAGATAGGCAACCTTACACTCCAAAGCCTGTTTTATTATATGACAATGGAGGTATATCTTTTGCAGATGTAACTGCTGATTATATTTATTTAAAAGACGATACAACAAATTTGCATTTAGATAGCTACCGCAGATTTTCAAACGAAATTGAGCTTGGCGCAAGTGATTTGAACTATTTGCAAACTTTAAATTCGGGAGTTGAAAATTCGGTTTGGAATTTAGACATCGCTCCAAATGGATTATATCAGCAATTTTATTCTAATTACATAAATAATTTATACAACCAGCGAACAAGGGTTTTAAATTTAAAAGCGCATTTTAACGTTAATTTATTTACTTCGATAAAATTAAACGATCGTATTATTTTATCAAATAAACGATATTTAATAAACACCATGACGACCGACTTAACAACTGGCGAGGTAAACTTGGAACTAATTAACGATTTTAGAGATGTGACCGAAAACACAACCTACTTGCGTTATGCAAATATTATGGTTATGCAGGTTGACAACACAGCTCAAAAAGTTGAGTTTATAATTTACCGCAATAATTACGACACTTTTAACGTGGTAGCGTCGGGTGGCTTTTTAACTTATCCACTCAGCTCAGACAACGATACCGATATTATTTTTGAGGTAACTATTCCTGCAAACACTTCGGGAGTTGAGCGCAGTGATTCTTTAGCCTTGCAGTATTATTTAAATGGAGTAGAAACCGAAGTAAAAATACCAGTATACCAAAATGCTTAATAATATATTACAAATGCTCCAAATCACGGAGCAATACGAGAAAAACGAAACGATATCTATTGCCAAGGGGCGATACGAATACACGCGCAACTATTTACAACTATTTAAAAAAGCACTGAAATGGCAATAGAGAAGGTAATTGATATAAAAGTACAAGGCAATGTCAACGAGGCGGTTGGCTCTTTACGATCACAACTTAGAGCAGCGCAAGCGGAAGTCGCTACACTCTCGGATAAATTCGGAGCAACCTCGGCAGAGGCAGCGCAAGCCGCAAGACGTGCCGCAGAACTTAAAGACCAAATCGGAGACGCTAAAGCCTTGACCGACGCATTCAATCCCGACGCTAAATTTAAAGCCTTAACGGCTTCTTTGTCGGGTGTTGCTGGAGGCTTTGCTGCGGTTCAAGGAGGCATGGCTTTAGTAGGTGTTGAATCTGAAAATGTAGAGGCTACACTTTTAAAAGTTCAATCCGCGATGGCTTTATCGCAAGGATTGCAAGCAGTTGGAGAAAGCCTTGACTCTTTTAAGCAATTAGGTGCGGTTATAAAAGAGCTTAATATTGTAAAATTAGCTTTTAATTTTATTGAGACAGGGCAAATTGGACTCGTAAGAGCAAACACCTTAGCCAAAACTCAAGACGCTGCGGCAACCGCTGCTCTTACAACTGCAACCGCTGCATCAACTGCCGCTACTGGAACGGCTACTTTAGGATTAAAACTTTTTAGACTTGCAATAATTGGCACAGGAGTTGGAGCTTTAGTTATTGGACTCGTTGCTTTGTATCAAAATTTTGACAAAGTAAAAGAGGCGGTTTATAATCTATTACCAGGTTTAAAAGACATTGGCGAATTTTTTGGTAATGTAATTACTTCGGTAACTGATTTTGTTGGGGCAACTTCTGACGCAAGCCGCGCACTTGATAGGCTAAAAGCCGATGCCGATGCTACTTTAGCACTCAACAAAAGGTTTATGCAGGAGCATGGCGATCAAGTTGACCAATACACCGCTAAAAAAATAGCCGCTAAAAACGCATATTTAGAAGCAATAAAAGAAGACGGCGCAAACGTAGCCGCATTGGGTCAGCGTTTAAATAGAGAATTGGCGGCAATAGATAAAGAGCGAGAGGCTGATCGTAAAAAAAATAGAGAGAAAATACAAAAAGAACAAGAGGAGGAGCAAAAAAAGGCAGACGATAAAATAAAAGAAGACGCCGAAAAAGATAAAAAAGCAACCGAAGCGAGAAATAAACAATTGCAAGACGAGTCGGATTTTATGACTCGATTAAGAAACGCACCTATTGAAGCCGAAGCCCGAGAGCGACAAAATAAAATTGAAGCCGAAGCCCAAGAGCGACAAAATAGATTGGATGCTTTACAGGAGTTTTTAGAAAAAGAAAATGAAATTGAAAATAACGCCTATATTTTAGCTGAAGCACAAAAAAAAGAATTTGCAGATAGAGAAATGGCTTTGGATATTGCAATAACAGATGCAAAACGTGCGGCGTTAGATACAGCACTTAATATATTAATGCAATTTGCGGGTAAAAATAAAACAATTGCTTTGAGTATTATTGCAATTCAAAAAGGGTTAGCAATTGCAGACGTAATTGTTGGAGCCTCAAAGTCTATCGCAGCAGCAACGGCCTCAGCAGCTCCAACAGCTTTAAACCCTCCATTTTTAGCCCCTGGTGTTGTAAACCCTTCGTTTGCAATAAATGCTAAGCTTGCAGCAAAAAGTATTTTATTAACTAAACTTACCGCAGGAACATCAATCGCTTCTATATTGGCAGCGGGAATTGGACAAGCCGCATCAATAACAAGCGGCGGAGGCGGCGGCGGAGCAGGCGGTGATAGCGGCGGAGGCGGCGGCGGAGCAGGAACAAACGCTCCTCAATTCAACGTTGTTGGAGCAACAGGTGTCAACCAATTAGCAGGCGCAATAGGTAATCGAGAGGCGGCTCCCGTGCAAGCCTATGTCGTTGCAAATAATGTGACAACGGCCCAAAGTTTAGACCGTAACATTATTCAAAGCGCAACCTTAGGGGGGTAAAATATCAGTCTATAACCTTAAAAAAATATAAAATTTTAAGGTTATAGGTTTAAAAACGAGTTAATTATTTAAATCTATTGGTTGAATATTCAAGGTTAAAACCTTGAAAACGAAAAAAAGTTTATAACAAACAATTAAAAATCAGTTATAAGGGTATGGACACTTACAAAGTAATGTTTAACGAGGAGGATAACGAGGGCGTTTACGCTGTTTCGCTCGTATCTGATCCTGCAATAGGGGTGCAATTTATCACTTTGTCACAACAAAAGGAGATAAAACTTGCAACCATAAACGAGGAAAAAAGAATTTTATTAGGGCCTATATTAATTCCCGACCAAGAGATACCTCGCTACCAAGACGGACACGAATTTAATATTGTATTCCCTGCGGAAACGATTAAGCAAGTGCAACAAAATTTCAGTCGTCAAGGATACCAGAACAACTCAACTATCGAGCATTCAGGTACACAAATAGAAGACGTGACTTTTGTTGAAACGTGGATTAAAATGGACGAGGTACACGATAAATCAGTACACTACGGATTTAACGAGCCAGTGGGGACGTGGTTTGCTGCGATGAAAGTGAACAACGATGAGATTTGGAACGATTATGTTAAGACAGGCAAAGTCAAAGGCTTTTCAATTGATGGAGTTTTTGATATGGAGAAAGTAAATTTAAAAAGTGAATATAGTATGAATTTAAATGAAATCGTTAACGCGATAAAAGACGGTTTCGCTTCGGTAAAGTTATCAAGCGAGACTGAGCAAGTGGAAGTTGCAATGGCTACCATGATGCTCAAAGATGGTGTTACCGTTTTGGAAGCTGAATCATTTGAAGCGGGCGTGCCTGTTTTTATTGTAGCTGAAAACGGAGACAAAGTTCCTGCTCCAATCGGAGAACACGAACTTGAAGACGGACGAGTTTTGGTAATTACAGAAGAGGGTATGATTGCCGAAATTAAAGAGATGGAAGTTGAAGAGGTAGAAGTTGAAGAGGCTCCTATCGAAATGACAAGCGAAAATCAATTCGCTGAGTTAGTAAAATCAATCGTTACATCAATGAGCGTTGAAGTTGCTAAACAAATCGAAGCGGTTAGAACTGAGTTAAGCTCACAAATCGCTGATGTTAAAACTTCTCAAGTAGATGTGAAAGCATCAACAAAAGCGAAACCCGAAGTTAAAGAGGTTTCAAACTCAAACGTCAAAATGACGAGATCACAAAAAATACAAAATAATCTTAAAAACTTAAATTAAAAAATGGCTACAACTACAACTGTATCATCTAACTACGCTGGCCGTGATGCGGGCGTGATTATTGGTCAAGCGTTCAAAACGATTGACACTATCGAAAAAAATGCGGTAACTATCGCTGAAAATGTAAACTACAAATTGTCTTTGCGTAAAATCGCATACACTGACGGAACAACTGCATACACTTGCGGATTTGCTCCTGCTGGGACAATCGTATTAAACGAAAACTTAATCGAGCCGTTCAAATTCAAAAATGATTTTGACGTTTGTAAAGAGGATTTCCGTGCTACTTGGTCTGATGGAATCATGGGCGGCGGTGCTGCTAACCCTACCGCTCCTTCTGACATAATGGACGCTATCCAAGCTGAGGTTTTGGGTGCTATCGGAGAGAAATTGGAGACTGACATTTGGCAGTCATCAACAAACTTTGACGGTTTCATCACTTTATTTGCTGCTGACGGTGATGTAAACAAGCCAACTGCTGACGCTGCCGTAACTGAAGCAAACGTTTTGGCTAAGTATTTGAAACCTGCTTTGGCTGCCGTGCCAATCGCTTTGAGAAACAAAGAATTGATTTTCGCTGTATCTCCTGACGTTGCTCAGTACTACGCTTTTTACTTGTCAACTCAAGGTATCGTATACGGAAACGGAAATACTGACTTCGCTTTAACTTTCGGACGTCACACAATGACCGTATTGAACGGATTGCCTGCAAACACCGTAGTTATCTACGAGCGTAAAAACTTAGTATTCGCTACTGGTTTAACTGCTGACCACAACCAAGTGGCTTTGGTAGACGAAGACGAAATCGGTCTATTGACTGGTAAAGTTCGCGGTAAAGTAGTTTACAACGTAGGTGTTGGATACTACAACGCTGAGGAAATTGTTTACTTGACTTTCGACTAAATACTAATAAAGACCGCTCGTTAACTCGGGCGGTTTTAAATACATAAAAAATATATGGCCTGTTTAATTTCAGCGGGAAAATTACTTGGATGCCGTGATCAACGTGGAGGGATTAAAAATTTGTATTTTGCAAATTATGCCGACTACGGATTCACGATTGCAGCTCAGGAATTGACCGCACTCGGAACGCTTGCAGAAGTGTTCAAATACGAGGTTAAAGCTACAACAAACGCTTTGACCGAAACTGGTACAAGTTCAGAGGACAATGGAACATTTTTGAACGCCCAATCTTTGGCCGTTACACTTCCAAAGTTAGGTGCTGACTTGCAAGCTCAAGTTCAATTGATTTGCGCTGGACGCCCTTACGTTTTCGTTGAAGACTATAACGGAAATATTATGTTAATTGGTGCAACAACTGGCACAATGTCGAATTGCACTAAGGTATCAGGTGGAGCAGGAGCCGATTTAAGCGGTTACACTTTGACCATCGCTGCCGAAGAGTCAAACTTATCTCCATTCTTAACCAGTGCGATGGTAACTGCGCTTTATGCGTTAGTTTCTGAAGACGTTGTTTCTTAATTCTTTTCATAGTTTTGTCATTAAACGCTCCTTCAAGGGGCGTTTTTTGTTACAAAACAACAAAATTCAGTTATTATAGTATGTGGATATTCAATTTAACTGCGCCTTACCAATTCCGATGCATTCCAAGAGGCTACAATAGTGGCGAAATCACGTTTTTATTGCGTGATGAAACGCGAGACATTACTCACGAAATTGATGTGACTGGCGTATATTACCAAAACAACGTTTTAGTGTTGGTTTTTAGCTTGCCAATCATGACCGAAGGCCAATCGTTTGAAGTTACAATCAACGAGGATGACAATTTAATTTATAGAGGCAAGGCTTACGCAACGGCTCAAACTGACTTAGAAAATTTTGAACTCAATAAAGGAGTTTTAAAAGTATAATTTATGGAAAAATTACAAATAATAAACCTATCGAATTACATTCGCCCTGAGATTAAAGAGGTGAGCGGTAAAAAGTGGGTATTAAATGGAGACAAAAACTCGTTTTATCAAGTGATTATTGACGCCTATAACGGATCGCCTACAAACTCGGCGATTATTGATAGTTATTCGCAGTTTATTTATGGTAAAGGATTGACCTCAAAAGACAAAGCACGCAAGCCATCAGAATGGGCGGCTATTATATCACTCGTTTCTAAAAAAGATTTACGTAAAATATGCAAGGATTTTGAGATGTTTGGCGAGGCTTCACTGGAGGTCAAATATGTAAACGGCAAAATTCAAAGATGTTTTCACGTAGCAAAACAAAGAATTGTTCCCGAAGTTGCAAACGAGGAGGGCGATATAACAGGATATTACTACTCGTATGATTTTTCAAACGTAAACAAATATAAGCCCGAACGTATGGACGCGTTTGGATTTGGCGAAGGTTTAGGCGAACGCTCTGAAATCTATATTATTCGCGATTACCAAGTAGGGCAATTTTACTATTCTAACCCGAGTTATGTGTCGGGAATTAGTTGGGCGAAAATGGAAGAGGAAATATCAAACTACTCAATTAATCACATTCAAAAAGGTTTGAGCTTTGGCCATATTATTAATATGAACGCTGGAGTCCAAGAATCAATTGAAACAATCCAAGAGAATACACGCCAAATCCGTAACCACTTAACAGGATCACAAAATGCGGGCGCATTCTTTTTAAATTGGAACGACAACAAAGACTCCGAGATTACAATCTCAGCTTTGGAGGTTAGCGACGCCCATCAACAATATGCATATTTGAGCGAAGAGGCAAGGCAGCAACTTTGCACATCGCACAAATTGACATCGCAAATGCTCGTTGGAATTTCAAGCTCAAAAGGATTTAGTTCTACGGCTGACGAAATACGAGTAGGATTTGAGGAGTTAATGATAAATGTAATCAAACCAAAGCAAGAGATTATACTCGACGGATTGATGGAGATTTTTGCCGTGAACGGAATTACTTTGGACTTACAATTTGAAAGTTTGAGAAGTGAAGAGCAAGTAATTGTTGAGCCTCCAACCGAAATAGTTACGCAATTAGCAGCGCAAGGCTTTGATGACTTAGGAGAGGACATCGATTTAAACGAATGGGAACTTATAAGTTCCGAAGCGGTAGACTATGAAAAAGAGGCCGAGCTTGACGCTGAACTTGATCGCTTAAATGGAGTTAGTACTCAACTCATGAGCGTGGCAATGGCTTCGGTATCGACAGGAACTGCAAGACCGAACGCAAAAAGTTATCAAGACGGCGCGCTTTTTAAAAGCCGTTATCGTTATAGCGGAAATCTATCGCCCGAGCGTGAATTTTGCAAAGCTATGATGTCAAAAGACAAGCTTTATCGTAAAGAGGACATCGAAATGATGAGCCAAAGAAACGTAAACCCTGGCTTTGGAATGCACCCTAATCCAAATCAGCCTTATGATATCTTCCTTTGGAAAGGAGGAGGCTTACAAAGTGAGGCATTTCCTTTCGGAACTTGTAAACATTTTTGGATTAGAGAGACCTATCGTAAAAGAGCGGATGTAAACAACCCACTTGCGGAGACAATTACACCAGCGCAAGCGAGAAAAGCAGGCGAAATCCTACCAACAAATAACCCTAAAGCGTACATCGCGCCTCACGACATGTAATTTATGGCAACTATTATACTACTTAAAGAAAACGAACTCACTAAAAACACCCTATTGGGGGGCAATATTGACATCGATTTATATATACCTTGCATCGCAGACGCGCAGCGCACGCGATTGGAGGAGATTTTAGGCGAGACGCTATACGATAAGATTTGCGACGACTTCGATAACGACGATTTGATGGACGATTACTTGATTTTGTACGAAGATTACATTAAACCATTTTTAATCGCTGCAAGCGCAGTAGAATACCTCCTAATCGGAGCATACAAAGTAAACAATAACGGTATATTTAAGTCCCAACCCGACAACTCGGTGGCGATTGACAAAACCGAGGTTGACTATTTGGTAAATAATATGCGATTAAAAAGCGAGATGTATCAAGACCGCATGTTGCGCTGGCTTAATAAGTTCCATTTACCTGAGTATGTTAGCAATTCCAATAATATCGTCAACCCTTTGCGTTCGCGTTTGATTTGTGGCAAATGGTGGCTTGATCGACCATACTAAAATATGAGAAAAGTAGACAAACGAACTGAGGAAAACATCAAAAAATTAAAACTATTTTTAAAAAATGGCATCGACACTAAACTTTACGACAAAAAGGGGGGACACCTTCAAACAAACCGACTTCCAAATAAACGTTAACGAGGCACCTCTAAACCTAACTGGTGGCGATGTTAGAATGCAATTGCGAAAAGAGGCAGGCGGTGTCGTTGCACTTGAGGTGCCAATCACTATTTTTGACGCTACAAACGGCGAGTTTTGTATTGACGAGCAAATAATCGACATACAAGCTTGCACCTATAAATACGATATTCAAATTACTCAAGCGAGTGGCGAGGTTGATACTTGGATTAGTGGACTCTTTACAGTAACCGACGATATTACACGATAAGCATGGCTGACAACGTTAATATAATAGTACAAGACACGATTAACGACATCGTCGTAAATGCAGCCGTTGTAGTTGAGACAATCGACATCAACGTGCAAGCTGCGGTCGATGTGGTTGACATCGTAGCGAATCCAAATAACTACGTTGTAAATATCAACCGAATTATTGGCGAGCAAGTGCAATCGGATTGGGATCAAACGGACAACCAAGCTCCCGACTACATTAAGAACAAACCGAGCATTCCTGCGGCCCAAGTCAATTCAGATTGGGATGCAACGAGCGGAGTGGCTGAGATTTTAAACAAGCCGTCAATCCCAACTGCAACAAGCGATTTAACAAACGATGGCGAAGACGGGATAAATCCGTTTATTACTTTGGCCGACGTGCCAGTGCCTACAAATGGACTGCCTGCGGGTGGAACGGCGGGTCAAATACTAACTAAGGTTGATGCAACTGATTACAACGCAACTTGGCAAGAGAATTTCGCTGATTGGACTTCAGTTGTAAAACACACCGTTAAAAATAACGGCCTTAGTGGAACGATAACCAAAGGGACTGCGGTATATGTAACGGGTAGCAACGGAACAAATATGCTCGTTGGACGTGCAAGTAACACAAGCGAAGCGACATCGAGCAAGACGATGGGACTAATGCAGTCGGACATAACAACAACGGGAGGCAATCAAACGGGGTTTGTGATAACTGAGGGTTTAATTCAAGGATTGAACACTGCGGGACAAACTGCGGGCGACCCTGTTTGGTTGGGTGTAAATGGCGCGTTAATTTACGGCCTTGCGAATAAACCTTATGCTCCTGCTCACTTAGTTTTTATTGGAATAGTTACAAAGATAAGCGCAGGAAATGGCGAGATATTTGTCAAAGTACAAAACGGGTTTGAGCTAAAAGAAATTCACGACGTCGACATCATTACAACCACTCCAATAAACGGCCACTTACTTGGATTTGATGGCACGCTTTGGGTTAATAAAACAATTGCAACGTGGTTAGGGTTTACACCACAGGAAGCAATAACACTTACAACAACAGGCTCAAGTGGTGCAGCAACATTAGTTGGCGCAACATTGAATATTCCGCAATATAGTGGCACAAATATATATAATGCAGATGGCACGTTAACAAGCGCGCGAACTTTAACAAGTGGAGGTTTTCCTTTAACTTTTACAGGAATCAACACGGCTGCAAGTGCAATAGCAAGAGGTTTAAATTTAACACATACTTTAATAGCTGCTGCAAATAGCGATGTACTTGTGGGTTTAGATATTAACCCAACTTTTACAAATGGAGCGTTTACAGGGGTTAGTACATTTGGTTTAAGATTAAATAAAAGCATAACAACTGCACCTGCTACATTTACAAATACAAACGACATACTTTTAAGAAATTCAGCTTCGGCTACGAGTAACTCCTTAGTTTCTCACTCTCCTGCCGTTTTTTATAATGGTAATACATTTGATGGAGTATCAAGTATTCCAATTTCCTTTAGACAATACTTACAAGCAGGACTTGGTGGTGGAAATACCGTTGGTATATTATCTTTTGAGGGAAGTTATAATAATGCAACTTACGCACAAATAGCGTCAATAAGAACAGGAAGCGCATCGGGAAGTAATCAATTTAGAGTAACAGGAAATTCTAATGTAATAAGTTCAGTACCTGCAAATTCAGCAGCATTTATTGCAGGAAATGGAAGCGCAGGATTGGCTATTGCTAATTATGGAAATGGAGCAGCAGAAATGCAAACTCATAATTATACTTCCATTCCTAATATACCATTAATTATAAATCGCCAAGGTGGAAACTTGCTAATAAACACCACGACCGACGCAGGCTTTAAATTAGACGTAAACGGCACGGCGAGGATAGTTAATAAATTATCAGTTGGCACTCCTTCTGCTGCTTCTGCTTTAATGGAAATTACATCAACTACTTTAGGCTTTTTACCACCAAGAATGACAACCACGCAAAAGAATGCAATAGCTACACCCGCTGCGGGATTGGTTGTTTATGATACAACACTTTCAAAATTATGCGTAAGAACGGCCTCATCGTGGGAAACAATAACATCAATATAAATAAAAATGGCACAAATTCAACCGATTGATTTCCCCTTTACAGGCGAAGCAACACAACTAAAAGTTTTAATACTTAACTTTCCAACCGATGCGAATACTTGCACAACTTACAACGAACTATTAACCGAAGAGGGTGTAATGTGTGCAAATTGGAACTACACGCTAACCGATGACGAGTTTGCAGCGTGGGGCGAGGATAACACGTGGATTGAAAATTGCGTAGCAAAAGACAAAGGAATTACAATTTTAACATACTAAAAATGGAGGAGTTAAACGTACTTAAACAAGCGATTGAAATTGCAGTAAAAGCGGGAGTTTATCAAATGGCCGATGTTGTGGCTTTGTCCCAAATATTGGATAAATTAGAGACAAAACTCAAAGAAAATGCAGACGATTAAGGAACACATTTTGCCAATTATTCTAATCGTTTTTGGAATACTTGACCAAACGACTCATTTGCTTGTTGATCTCATATCGCAATTAGGCTTGCCAGTTTACTGCGGGACAATTCTAAAAATAATAGTTATTACTTTGGGAGGGATAAAATTGTACCTTTCGCAGCCAAACAAATTAAACTCATGAGCATTGAAAGCGAACGCCTCGACCGAATAGAGCAACACATCAAAGAAATAAAAAAGGATTCAGAGATTCGCTCCGCTGACATCAAAGAGATTAAGCAGGCATTACTCGGGAATGACCTCAACGGATTTCGTGGCCTTGTTTGGAAAATCTCGGACATAGATACAAGAGTGATTGACCTGGAGGAGAACGATGCCGAGCTTAAAGTGTACATCAAACAAGCCAAAGTCATCGCCGTAGCGTTTACCGCTGCGCTCGTTACATTATTATTCAAAGCATTTGCAAAATGAAACTAAACAACGCGGGTTATC